TAAAAGAAGATGTGCTGCAAATACAAAATAAAATTTCGCAGACTATGAGCTTTCTTATAGATTCTAATACAGAATTAAATCACCAAAACAAAGAAAGCAGACGTGAAGGGTTTCTTTCTAGTATTTCATGTGGTCTTGAATCCAAAAGTAATAACATATTGAATTATGCTGTTATTGGATTGTTAGTATCCGGGTTTATAGCATATACCCGTAGATAATTTATTTGATATCATATTATTATATAATATCAAATTGATCATATTTGATTAAACCAATCTTCATATGGAAATACTATCCATGGATTGTTTTCTGGAGTTAGTTCATTAGCATAATAATGAATATCTTTAAAATCACTTTGAGTTTTGTTAAAAAGTGTACAATATTTAATTTTTTCACATTCTCCTAGCCAATGTATCTCATGTTGTATACCGTTTAAAGTTTCTCCACTGTCATTTATATCATCAATAACTAAAATATTTTTATTTCTGTATTTATTGATTATTTTTTTCAAACCATCTTTATCTTTTTCATTACCATCTCTAGTTTGCCAAATAAATCCTTCAAACGGTTTTTCATATAAATGACTTAACATCACTCCTGGTATATATGCACCTCTACAAGGTCCAATAATTACATCAATATCAAAATTAGATTCCTTTATCTTATTACTAATATCCAATAAATCTTTTTTCATATTTTCAAATGTATAATACAACTTCATAATTAATTTACAAATTAATGTTTATATGTTTTATTACTTACAAATACTTACACAAATGGAATTTTTTGTGTTGTATTTTTGTTGTATTTGTTGTATTCTGTTTTTTGCTCTTAAGATGTTTATTAAAATCACTTTTTCTACTCCACGTATAGTCACATTTTTTTACATACAAAATTGTGAAGAGAATTTCTGAGAATTTTTGTTGTATTTTTCTCCATAATATACAACCATAAAAATCCAAAAACGTGATTTTTCGTTCGTTAGTATATACTTCCAAATACTTACAAAAAAGGTTCCGAAGGTTCCATTACATTTAAATATAAATTATGACATTATGTTTCGTAAGAATTTTCAAAATAATATACATTTATTTACATCAAAACATAAAATACTTACAAATACTTACAAAAAAGGTTCCGAAAGTTCCAAAAAGTTCCTGAGTAAAAGTTTTTTATTTTTTTTTTTTAAATTCTAGAATGAAAAATTTGAAAAAAAAATAAAAGTTTTCATATTTTTGAAATTAAAATTTCACAAAAAAAATAAAAAAAAGTGGTTGTGACCAGAATCGTCTAATTTCGGTTTTTAAATTTTTCATTTGTGAGCATAACTTTTTTAAATATTTAAAAAAAAAAATATTTAGGAACTTTTTATGTCATCATTTTATAATGACATTGAATGACGCAGAAAGTCCAAAAAAGTCTCAATTTTATTTTTGTGAAAAATGTAACTACACAACAATAAGGAAAAAAGATTTTAATAAACATTTAATGACACGTAAACATAAAATGATGACAAATGATGACATAAAAGTCCAAAAAAGTCCCACTACTTTTACTTGCGATTGTGGAAAATCATATAAATATCGCCAAGGTTTATCAATTCATAAAAAGAAGTGTACATATTCTCCACAAACAAAAGAAACAGAAATAAAACCACAAATTCCAGAACCCACAATAGAATATTTATTAAAAGAAAACATCGAGATGAAAAAGGAAAACATTGAAATGAAAAAAATGATGATAGATTTATGTCAAAAGATAGAACCTGTTTCAAACAACACAATCAATAGCAACATCAATAGTAATAATAATATTTTCAATATTCAATTATTTTTGAATGAGGATTGTAAAGATGCGATGAATATGACTGAATTTATAGAATCGATTCAATTAAGTATTGAAGATGTAGAGAAAATAGGTATCGAAGGACAAACAAGAGCTTTGTCAAATATATTGGTGAGAAAATTAAATGATTTAGATATAGTAAAACGTCCAGTACATTGTAGTGATATAAAAAAGGAAATAATATTCGTAAAAGATGAAGATAAATGGGAACAAGAAACAAAAGACAATCCTAATCTAAAACGTGCATTAGATAGAATAGCAGAGGAAAGTATGTGTAGTATCCCTAATAATTCTGAATATTCGTCAAAAATAGTGACAGAAATCTTAAAACATCCACGTGAAGATGGAATAATTGTATCAGAGGTTTCAAAAAATATAACAATATAATCAAAATGTATTAAAATGATATTGATATAAATATATAGTATGATAGGGTTTGTTATTTCATTATCCATATATATCCTTCTTGTGGTAAAGTTTAGAAAACATTCAGTATTACTATTGGAAAAGAAGCAACAACAATACGCAATATGTGATGAAATGTTATGTCTATAGGTTTTTGAAATTATAATGTATGTTTAATATAAGTTATGCCTGTTCCAAGCGATTGTAAATTGTACGAAAAAATAAAGAATCAAGTGAAAAAAGATATTCCAACACATAGTGCTTATAGAAGTGGAATTATAGTAAGGAAGTATAAATTAGCATTTAGCAAGAAACACCCACACCGTAGTCCGTATAAAGGAAAGCGTACGCAAAAGAAAGGGTTGTCTAGATGGTTCAAAGAGGAGTGGAGGAATCAAAGAGGTGATGTTGGGTATCATTATAAGTCTGATGTATACAGGCCCACAAGAAGAGTTACACAAAAGACCCCAATAACATTATCAGAATTAAATTCAAATCAATTGAAAAAAGCCCGAAGTGAAAAGTATAAAAAAGGTAGAATTTATCGATTTAAAACTGGGGGTGGTTGGAGTAAAAAATACAAGAGCAAAATAAATTGTAGGAAACCAAAAGGTTTTTCTCAAAGACAATTTTGTAATAAGACAAGAAAGAGAAAGGCAAATGTTTCAAAAAAAGGTGGAAAGTTTTATTTTTCAGATTATCCAGATTTTAAACCAAATTTATCACCTAGAGATATATTTAAACTAGGAAGTTTTGGTGGAACCTACTGGAGACCTATAAAATCTAAATTTTACAAGACCACTCTGCGTAATCATCATAAAAAATATCCTTCATCATGGTGGAAAGAAATTCCTGGAGAAAATTTATCGTCAAATGATTGTAATATTAGTAAAAATAAGTATAAGGTTAATGTAGGTACAAGTCTTGAATTTTGGGAATCAAAAGACTGGATAAACAAGTCTCATCCTTATGGCTGGGTAGAATGGTACTGTGATTTTTTCATGGGTAATCGAGGCGAAGATGATGAACGCCAAATTCAAAGATGGAAGAATTTAGCTGGTTGCAAAGGTAGATTTATGCGATTTTTAGTAACGCAAATACTGAAGAATGATAGTAAATACAATGATGAATCAATTAGTCCCAAAATTCGCCAAGTCCTTCAACATTGGGGTTATAAGCTTACAAAAGCGGATTTTGATTACGAATTAAAAAGAAGAAAAACAAACTAAACACCTATTAGCTCACAATCTGTTTGATTCATGAATGTGGGTAAATTCCATGGTTTTGTAAATCCAAATTCCTTCAAGGATTCCAAAACATTAGTATCATATAATTTATAAAATGTATCAACATCACGTGCTAATACAAAAAGAGACAATGCTAAATTATCTGATACAATAGAATATTCGTAGTTACCTGAAACGATTGGACCTAATTCTAGTACCCAATATGGAGCTGGTTTAGTTCCCTCTAATTCAACAGTAAGATAACCACAACAATCTCCTTCACTGTAGTAGGCATATCCTGGAATCGCATCAAGTTTATTATTTTCGTCAAATTGTTTATTTAGGACGGAAACACGACCATCATCTATTAAACCATATTCAGCTGTTGAACAGCGACCATTTCCTTGGAAAATTCTATTAAATTTATCACCATATACTTGATACCATTTCCCCATATATTTGGTAAGATCAATTTCATCGACAGCTTTGTAATCATTTCCATAGATTACCACAAAAAAGGTAAGAAAAAAAAATGTAGAAAACATTATTATAGTATAATATAATAATAATCGTTTAAATATGTTCTATAAATAATATATACTTACCTCATATGGATTTATTCACGAAAAAAGTTTGTTAATTAACGAAAATCCTAAATTCCTAATTTTCTAATATGAAGCCGCTAGATATTACCTCCTTCATTTTCGCCTTGTGAGATGCGCGCTTAAACTTGAATGTACCCAGTTTTTTGTAACCCCACACATTGACGTTGACATCTCTGACTGCTTTCTCAACATCAGTCCAATCTATTTCCTCGTAATAGGACCATTCATTGGTTACTATTTGCTTGTTCTGGTTGAGGTGATGGCTCATTTTATGACGATAACATGTTCCCAATTCCTGCATCCGCTCTTTTTCAACTTCGGGTTTGCTGGAGTAAGAACCTGGCATCTTTATTTGTATAAGTCTGCAATTGTAGGACACACTCAAAACCATAAAATGATGATTTACGTAACTGACAATCCGCAGGAAGTGAGTCATTTTCTGATTCATCATAGTAAAGTAATCATTGAAGATCTTCTGAGAAACACAACGGATTTCGAAGCTACTTTCGTAAACATCCCTCAGAAATTCAACACCGACCACACTCAAAAGTTCGTACAGTTGAAGCACATCGTCTGTTTTTCGTTTTTTCAAATGCCTTGCTATTACTGCAGATTCAAACTCTGATTTGGTTATTCGGTCAACCAAATAATCAACACGAAGATCATTACAACTCGACAAATCACGCGACCATATACGATGGCGAGGCAAATCTACACCTGTTACATGGCCTATGATTTGGTGGATGCTTGACATTTGCTCTGTGTGTATAGCAAGACGTATTGTACTTTTCAAAGACATTTCATTTCTCCATTCAACTGATCTTGATTTATAATTAGTCGGATTTTGATAATACCGTACTATACCTCTAGAGAAAGCAGACATGTCGTTTTCAAACGCATTCCAATCAGGGACACCACCACACAACACATCATTTGGATTACGAGGAACAACCCCATTGTTTGCACGACGAATTTGAAAGAAGTGAGGATTGTGGATATTTCCAGTTTCAACATTGCCCGTTCTCCAACTAAATGCCGTATAACACTGTGTGCAGTACATCTGGTCACAACCACTTATCTTGAAGATTCGTTCCCCACAAGTTGGACAGGGTCGTGTTGTCTTCCTGATTTCGTCGGCCGTTTCCTTGTCCTCTTTATTACACTCATGTTCACCCTCAACTCCACACAAACAATGCTTACATGTTGAACGGTCACACAAGTCACAAAAGTAATCTTTATTCAGGAACCCCTTGCAGTCTGCGAAAACACAAGCCATGACAAACTTTTTCTCTTCACGAGGCTTGTTATTGTTTGAAGTCGGTGCTAGAGGTCTAGCGGCTTCAACCAGGTCGGTTCTAAGTTCAGCCAACTTTTTAGTCAACTCATTTATCTTAGTTAGATCACAATCGACCCTGGTTGCCTGTATGGCCTGTTCGTTACGGAGCATTTTATCAGTTTGAAGATAAGCATCCATGGCCTCTTTATGTCTCTTTTTGTATTTGATTTGTTGTTTTATAACGGTTGCTTCCTGCATACTTTCAGGAAGTCTACTTACCTCTGTGTCTACAACAACCCTGTTACGGATTGGCTTGTAGTCATTTTCGAACCAGGTTCGGGTCAAATTTGTCACTACAAAGTATTGACTCCAACCTGATTCGCAACTCATGCAATGAGGTTCCATTGCCTCTTTTGACTTGAGATACGTCTGATTACATGAACGACATGCCTTGTAACCACAGTCGCGGTTTCCACACGTGACGATTTTGGGTGAATTGCATTTGAACGTTTCACAACACACTGAACAATCCATTTTACGTAAATTCTATATATGAGACCCTTGTCGTTTTTTTTCTGTCAATTTTTTTTGTGCAAATTTCTGTCTCAGTCCAACCTTTTTTTTTACTTCAGTCCAACCTTTTTCTTGCGCAATTTCTACTTCAGTCCAACCTTCAACTTCAACTTCAGTCCAACCTTCAACTTCAAATTCAGTCCAATCAAAAAAGGACGAACATAGTTCGAGTCGGATTCCAATCCTGATTCGGGTCGGAACTCATAGCTGGTTCGAGTCGAGAAAAAAGGCAGGCAAGCAGGGCACGGAAGGGGGTGGTTCGGGTCGTTATTTTTCTATTTTTTGTTCGTATTTCGAGTCGGGGAACGATACCGCTTGATTGATCTTCCCTATAGGGACTTTGTTCAACCAATCCATCATCTCCTCCCTTATTTGATTTTGTATATTCGTTACATATATATTAAATATAGTATATTCAATCTATATGAGAGATTTTTATGTATACTTACTTGAATCTACAAACCATAATACATATATAGGTGCTACAGTGGATTTAAATCATAGACTTAGACAACATAATATGGAGATCAAGGGAGGAGCGTCAATTACAACAATGAAAGTAAGAATGGGTGAAAAGTGGACAAGAGTTTGTTATGTAACTGGATTTCCTAGTTGGTCTGAAGCATTGAAATTCGAATGGGCATGGAAATTCCAATCTAGAAAGTTGGGGAAAAAAATGTTTCCACTAGATAGAAGGAAAGAAGCTTTAGATAATTTATTGGCGTTAGAGAGACCAACAAGTAAAGCTCTATGTTATGATGAATGGGAATTGCCATTAAAAGTCATTTGGGAGACATAATGAACATAATTATTATTTACTAAGTCGGTCCCCCCAATTGATTTTTGTTCCTCCTTCATATTTAACAGCATAATTATTATCAATAAGCCATTGATTAATATTACAGTTATCGCACGAAAATTTTATCAATAATCTTCCATATTTATCGAATTCATGACATTCGATATCAACTATTTTATTCAATATTTTTTCACGCAGTAAATTTCGAATTTCATATGCTCTCTTCTTCTCTAATTCATTACGTGATCTAAGTTCAGGTGTGTCAATACCTAATAACCTACATTTCCATTTATATACATTATTAAACAATGGAAAAATGATGGTAACAGAATCTCCATCATAAACACCAGTTACACGTCCTTTTACGTGATAATTTTTCAACGAAAACAGTGGCGCATCATATATATCCTCAATATTCATAGTATATATGATGTATACTCTTTATATATGTAACATAAAAAATTGATTGATTACAGACAGTTGCTACCATTAACATACATAATGTTATTGAAACAAATTGAAGAAGACACAAAATACTTGTTAACTTTAAAACGACCTTTCAAAAATGAGATAGATTTTGTTCGTGTGCGTGTTATTCAAGTTTTTATCAAGGAAAACGAAAGTGTTCCACATGGAGTTACATATCGGGAAATACCACGTCCAGATAAATTGAGTCCTAAACATATTGTATATATACCTTTTGATTGGATTGTTTCAGCAGAGACATTAAATGATATAATTGGATCATTATTCATAAAAGACATCGTCTTGACAATTGATGAGTACGTTTAAAAAAAGTATATTACCATTTAGATTTCTTTACATTAATTCTAGGTCCTTTTTTTCTGGCTGCGTTTGGATCAAATGCTTCATCTTCATCATCAGATCCCATATTCTGAGATATTTCCCAAAATTCTCTTGAACCTAGCTTAAAATCATTATGAGCGCTTGCTTTGTACCAAAATATCTGATCAGTTAATTTATTAGATTTTGAATTATTATTGATAACTAAACATTCAAAATTTTCTGTACACTGATCCATGACTTGACAAAATGATTCAAATGTTGGAAACATACCAGCATAGTTTTCATAAATTCGTTTTCTATTATTAATGTAAGGTTCTCTTAAAATAAAAACATAATCAATATTGGTTCTTAAATTTGGAGGTATACCTAAAGGATATTGCATAGTAATGATTAACATAACTTTCCAATGTCTTCCATTCATAAAAAGTAACCTCATCATTTTATCTTTAGTCCAAGATGCGTCGTATAAACAATCATCTAATATAACAAATGTTCGTGGATCGATAGTACTTCTTCTGTATGTCTGTACTTCTTTATTAACCTGTTTCAAAACAGATCGCTGCCTTTTCATAATATTTTCAATAATAGCAGTATTGTATTCATCATGTATGAATAATTTCGGAACATGTTTGGAATAAAATCCATTACCTTCTTCTGTCCCGGATATAACAGTTCCAATAGGAATATCTTGATGATAATATAATAAATCTCTGACTAAGAAACTTTTTCCTGTATCACGTCTTCCAATTAAAACGATAACAGGTCCTTTATTTTCATTAGATTTGAAACTAATATTCTTCATATCAAATTTTTTTAATTGTAAAGTCATTGTTGTAAATTAATAGGATGAAAAAAAATATATAATTACGCAAAGAATTAGTTTAAAAATTACTAAATTAATATTTATAAAACTCAAAATGGATATAAATTATAGTAAAAAGAATAACACTCGGTTATTCGAAGATTTAGAAAAAATGAGTTTATATAATTTACAAAATTACATACCTTCTTTTAAGTTATTTTTCAAAATGAACGAAGATAATAATGATACAATAAATCTCAATATAACAGAGAAATTATTATCAGTGGAAAAGCAAATATCTTATAATGTAGCTGAATCTTACGTAAGTACAATGAATCATACAAAACGAAAGAAGCAAGTGTTTTTTAAGTATGCGCCTATAGTGGATCCAATTCGTTATATGGCAGGTAAGTATAAGAATATGAAGTTAACACTACCAACATACAAGAATATAGATCAAACTGATCACTATTTAAATAAAATAAATAATGAATATAATTCTTCTTATATAGATGGTCTCTATTCTTATTTATCTTCTATGCTACACAAACAAGGATTTGTGAATGCTCTGAATTTCCATGGTATTTTTATTGGTCATCAAAAACATTTGAAATGTAATATCATTGATGATTTAGAGTTTTTAACGGAATCAAGTTACTTTCATAATAATTTAAATAATCTATTTGATATTGACAAAGAAGACATTTTCTCTATATCTTCTCAAGATACTGGTGGGAATAAAGAGAAATTAAAAATTTTAGATACATACAAAAACAATTTATGTGACGATGAATTATCATATGTATATGATTCCTGTTTAACTGAAAGTAAATTGGAGGAAATTACAAACTATGACAATATCACTGATGTAGTACATATAAATATGGATGGTAATTCTAGTACATGTTCTTCAGCAAGTAGTATAACAGATATTGATGATGATGATGATGAAGAAGAAGAAAATGATTATGATGTAATAAATGATAATGAAACAGAATCTGTGACAGATGAAAGTAGTGACGATTGTTCTGAAATATCATATGTTGAGAGCATAGTTCATGATTTTCCAGTAACCGTAATATGTATGGAAAAATGTGATAACACATTAGATTATTTGATGGAAAATGAATTAATAAATACAAATGAGTGGATATCGTGTTTAATGCAAGTTATAGTGACATTAATAGTATATCAATCAATATATAATTTTACTCATAATGATTTACATTCTAGTAATATAATGTATGTGGAAACCAAAAGAAAATACTTGTATTATAAAATAGAGGATAAAGTATACAAAGTCCCTACATATGGAAAAATCTACAAAATCATAGATTTTGGGCGAAGTATATATAGCTATCAAAATATACTTTTATATAGCGATGCTTTCGATAAGAAGGAAGATGCTGCCACACAATATAATTTTGGTCCTTTTCGTGATGAGGAAAAACCCGAAATACTTCCAAATAAAAGTTTCGATTTATCGAGATTAGCCTGTTCATTATATGATTATTTTGATGATTATGAAAAGAAAACATCAAAGGATAAAAACCTATATTCTTTGATATCTGGATGGTGTAAAGATGACAATGGTAAAAATATTCTGTATAAGTCAAGTGGTGAAGAACGATATCCAGAATTTAAATTATATAAAATGATAGCCAGAACAGTTCATAAATGTGTTCCTTTAGAGCAATTGAGAAACCAATTATTTTCAAATTATATAACAATTGTATATGATGAGAGTAATGTGATGGACATAAGCAGTTATGTAAAATAGTTGACATTTTCAAGTATGTACAAATAAGATATGAATTATACATACCATCATTCCGTCATTTTGACTATATAACTTATAGTCCTTTATTTCCTTTTGTCGGGATTTGTTGACTCTTTGTTCCCGTACGTCATGGCTTGATACGTTTTTTCTGGCCAAATTCTACCTGCTTCCTATAGCTATCGATTTTACTATTTTCTTGTGAATTGTGATGACGAAACTCTTTTTTTAGTAGATTCGACTCACCATATATCATCAAAAAATTGTATATAATGCCATATTGTTATATATTTAAATTATAAGATTCATATAAGATAATTCTAAAATATTATATGAATATGAATTAAAATTCAGGATTACCCGAAAATATTTCAGCTGTTTTTTGTGTAACAGGTTTAATTGTAGTATGATTCATATTGGATAACACATAAATTCCACATAATGAGCTAAAAAATACCAAAAGTCCGCCTTTAAAAAGGTCTTTTAATGGTCTCGCTTCGTCATTAATAAAACGCATTTCAAGTACATTAATAATTAAATAACAGATAGTAATAACACAAGAATATAAATAAGAATTGCTAGAGTCCATAATATTGTATAAGAATAGAAAATAAGCTTTCTTTAAACGAAATGATCCTAAAAGAATTATATTTCCTCTATTTCTAAATCAATTCTATCAGAAGTATTACTATTGGATTCATCCAATGATTCAAAATCTATTTTCACATCATCGTCAAGAATTGTAATGGGTGGTTCATCTACAGATGCATCATCGTTAAGATGTTCTTCAAAAGTGATAGCTTTTTGTTGAGATGGTGGTGTTTCGATAGGTAAATCATTTGTGATATTGTTAGATACAACTAAGGAGTCTTCGCCACTATTGTCAACTTTTACTAAATCTTCTGCTTCAATAGGTTTCCAATTTTCATCATCTAGTTTCTTTTCATCTTCTTTAACTGCATATGTTTTTTCAGATAGTTCTTCAGTGACATCTTCTTCAATATGTTCATCAATATAAGCTTTTAATAAATCTTCTATAGGCATATTTTCACGAATAGTTGCAATGATAGCTTCTTGTACAATGATTTCAACCTCTCTGTTGTATTTTTGTCGTTGTAGAGGACTAATATTTTGTTCGTATAGATAAATATTAGTGTATATTTTTCTGGCAGCATTGATATAAATGTTGTGAATAAAAGTAGTGAACTTTGGGATATCAATATCTATTTTTTTTTGTTCCTTGCCTGCTCTTACACAAGTCAATATTTTCAATTGTATAATATGCACACATGACAATAAATCACCCAAGTATGAACAATTGGATTTTTCTTTAATCCTTAAAAATTCTTTTTCTAATATAGCATCATTCCATTTTGGTACTCTTGTTAATAAATTTTGATAAGTCATCAAATATTTGCTTTCTTCATTATTTTCTTTACATAATTTACATGATTCATCATAAATAGAATTTAAGCCTTGTGATATCAAGGGTGTTAAAATTGTGACTAATCTTGCTGACCATTCATTTTTAGATTCATATAGGTTACTTAAACTAAAATCATCCATTTTTTATATGTATAAACATTTCTAAATTAAAATAAATACGTATTTATATGATATATTATATGTAATGTATTGATTCTAAAGAAATATTATCTATATCTTTCATGAAATACAATATAATAAGTAACAACGTTTTTTCATCTCTAATGTCTTTTTTAATTTTATTAACATAAAATAATATGAATTGTTTATGCGTAATATCATTTGATTTTTGTATATAGTCGAGCATATTTAATCCCGATATTCCTTTATTATACAAACAATCTGACTGATCGTATAGATTTTTTTTATTTTTTAATATTGTCTGAATGTTTTTTCTGTGACTATTGTTTATTTGATCATATAAGTGAATATTTTTTTCGTATACAAAAATGCTGCAAAATCTAGAATGAATAGGGTTTAATAATTTGGATATATTATCAACTATCATAAAAAATCGTGTCGAATGACTGAATATTTCAATACATCGACGTAGTGCTGATTGGGCATCAATGGTAAGTTTATCTGCGTTGTAGAGTACAATACATTTAAAATTGATTTTAGTATTAATATTAGTCTTTGCGAAATGTTTAATATCATCTCTAACAAATTTGATGCCTTTTCCATGAGCACAATCTACAAACATTAGATATTTTCTCATATCATCTTCGTTGTTATATATTTTGTAGACAAATTGCTTTACAATATTTTCTTTTTTGGAATTACAATCTCCATAGAATATAATATTAGGTATTTGTTTATTTTTAATGAAACTTTCTAATTTTTCATTAATTACATCATAATTATTATTCATCTTTTAATATATAATAATTATTTTTTATATGTATTTTAACTTAATTATGCAACACTGCTAAGAGAATGTGTATAAGGATTTTGTTTGAACGCTTCCAATAAATCAGGTTGAATTCTATTATTTTCTTCTACAGTGGCAGGAGTATTAGTTAAACCACATGTTTCAACAGAAGGAGGTAATTGAGCCATATTTCTATTAGGTATCCACATTCTGTTATTATCTCTATCAGATTCTTGTTTCGCAACATTGTGTTCACAATTTAATTGACTGAATATTTGTGTATTTCCTTGCGAAGTTCTATTGTATGTGGTTGCTTCTTTTTTATCGTTATTAGTCTGATTATAAGCTGAATCATATGTGGTAATACCTTCTTGAGGTCCACTCATAACACCAGAATAATATGTGGTGGTTTCATTTCTGTTTGTTGGTACTACAGTATTATTATCTAATACATATCCACCTGATGAATCGTGTTGATTTTGTACATTATAATGACCTAATGATTCTGGATTCATTTGTCTATTAGTAACACGAATATTACGTTGATTATTAATATAAGATTTTGGGAGATTAGGTGCTATATCACCATGTATACGAATATTTCCAATAACATTTTCTTTTCTTGTAGGACGTAAAACTTCAATTAAAGGGGATATAACAGCTCCTAAAGTACTACCTACAATACCAAATCCATGATTGTTTTTATTTACAGTTCTGTTATTTTTATAATCCAAATAATTTTTGGATCCATAATCATTAGGATGGGCTTTGTGTTTATCTGATGCGGAAGCAGGAGTGAATTGTTCTTGTCCCAATTGATCTCTTTCACTAGGTGCGAAAGTGTTTTTAGAATAATTAATATGGTTGTTTCCTCTTGCTCCACCTTCATATTCTCTGGCAGTAGTTTCTCTATGTTCTTCTTTGTTGTTATGTTGTGAGCGTGCGGTTTGTTTCTTTTCAATACCAGTTGTTGTAAACCATCTGTTTTCACCACTTTCGTAGTAACGGTCTGGTAAATGTTTTTCCATAGCACCAAATTGACCTCTTTCTTTAATTGGTGCACTTAATGGTCCTTCATGACCGGTTAAGCAATAGGTCTCCTTTTTATTTGATTCAATGCGCAATTCATCTACATTTTTTGGCATGAAACATTCACGTGCATCTAGAGCAGAATTTAATCCGCTAGATCCTTCTGTAGAATATCCTTTATTTAATCCTGGTGCTACTCTTTCTTCTTTCCATGGTTTAATATTAGACATATTCATACTCGGATTGACACGTGATTGATAGAAGTCATTCATATTAGGTGCTCCGTGTGCATAATTCATATTTTCTGCTGGTGTAAAGAGTGGTGCGCGTTCCTCTTTCGATTTCATTTGAGAACCACTTCCAGTCATATTGTCAAGTATGCTTTCATTTAATTTATAATCATCGTAATTTCCTTTGATTTTAGCCCCAAAAAATGGAACCATATTATTATGTTGAAATTGATCATTTGTCATTTTTTCACCACTTAATGAGGAAGTGTAATCAGTTAAAGATACATTTTCTTTATTGAAAAAAGCATCAGTCGTCTGATTTAGACCATCTTGTTCGTTATTTTGTAAATTTTCATCCCTATTATATTCTATTTCACTTCGTAGAAGAGGTATATTGTTATTTTGATCATTTTCATTATCGTCATTTTCGAAGCCTTCATTTGTTCTATTTGATATAATATACATTCCACCTAGTGCCACAAACGGTAATACAAATTCCATATAGATAATATCGATATTATTTTATTTTTTTTAATCTAAAATAGAATTTAATTTTGTATGAGATATATATATATGTTTTCAACCGATAATTTAGAATTATTTTCTAAATGGTATTCAATTATGCCAAATAAAATTTCAGGAAAATTCAAATATATATATATATCAAATGTTAATAGTGTACATGAGTTTAAACAAATATCAAATGTGTTTGTCAATTCTTCATTAATATTAAATAATTTATTGTTCGATGTTTTACATATTGCTAAATCCACTTATATGTTTGATTTAATAATATATGTAGACATATGTGAATTATTTTCAAAGCCATTATTAGAGGACTTCAAAAAAAATATATTAAATGAAAAGAGTGAAATCTGGATACTATGTGATAATAAAAAATTTAATAATGAAAATAAAATAAGTTATGTTCTTAATACTATTGATACTACCAGTTTCAGAACGTCAGTTATTAAATTTACGGACAATTTTTCCTTAATCGTACTAAAGTAATTGAGATTTTATATGACATGTATTTTTTGTCTTATATTCAACAAGATTCCATTCATTTTTATCATATTTGTCATGAGTTGTTTTTATAATTTTATAATTTTGTTTTTTGTAATATTGCTTTCTTTTTTGAAACTGTCTTTGGAATATGTCATGACTATCTACAATATCTATTACCAATGGTTCTGTGTGTTTTGTTCTTAATATTCTTCCAATAGCTTGAATTATATCAGTTTTAGGAGATGCTAAAAGTAAGGTTGTGAGTGATTTGATATCTAATCCTTCTGATGCCATAGAATAGGTAGCCAATATGATCTTTTTATTTTCACTCTCCTTCAGCTGAGATTCTTTCATACCACCTACATAAAATCCAACGGTATTAATATTATGATGATTAATACTGTCATATAGATATTGAAGTAAACTTTTGTTATGTGCTAACAATATCATTTGCTGGTCGGGATTGATATTGAATTCTCTTTTGATTACTTTGATGATAAATTCACTTCGGTCATTAAAAGTGCATAACTTGGATATCATTGTGCTATACAACGGGTCTCCTTTAAAGTTATAATGCATTTCATTAAAATGGTTGTCTGGATTACTATATTCTATAGCTTTTACTGTTAAAGATGAAGTTAATTCACGTTTTTCAACATGTATAATATCTCCAATAAACATTTTAAATACTTTAGTCAATCCATCTTTTCTATTCATAGTTGCAGATAAACCCAAACAATATTTTGTATTGAATTTTAGAAATGCCTGACAAAATACTTCTGCGCCTAAATGATGAACTTCATCAATAATACTAAGACCAAAACTATTGAACACATCATCTTCATATGTTTTCATAGATAAAGATTGTAACATAGCAATAACAATATCTTTATCTTCAATATCGATAATCTTGCCTTGTATTTTACCAATTTTTGTATTAGGTAAGAACTCGTTAATGCGTTCTACCCATTGGTTCATCAAAAATTCCTTGTGGACAATTATCAATGTCTTTTTTTTCATTCTTGATATGATATTCAATGCTATTACAGTTTTACCAAGTCCTGTATCGATTTCTAATAACCCACCACCTATATCTCCTACATAATTCACATATTTATTTACTATTGTTTCTTGATAATCACGAAGACTACCTGTAAATTGTGTGTCAATATCATTACCATTTGATATCTTGATATCATAATTATTTCCAAATGTATGAATTCCATAAAATCTAGGTAAATAATATTTATGAACGGATTCACGATATATAGGATATGGATGTGTTTTCACTATTGATTTAGGAATATACGGTTTTACAGTTAAATCATTAAGTATTTTTGATTTAACAGAATCATTTATTTCATTTTTAAGAATAACATAACCTCTATTATTCAAATATGCCAACATATGTATTACTTATAATACTTTTAAAGAAAAAATCAATTTTATTAAATAATATTATATTTTTATTATATAAGAAATGATTAACGTGAATAAAATTTTGCCTATGAATAGAACTGTAATTTTAGCAATACTTCTTGCTGTATTTATATTATTTCCATTACCTTTACCTTTTGAAATGGCCACATATATTGATACAAAGATTGGTAGTTTATTGGTTGTAGCTTTATCTATATTTGTGTTTATTACTGTAAATCCTACTGTAGGTATTTTAGCATTTGTAGCTGGTTACACATTACTATATAGAGCTGGTGTGTCAACTGGAAGTGAAGTTTTAAGACAATATGTACCAAATGAGGATGACAAGCAACAAGAAATGTTAAATTTACATACTTTAAGTGGTGGAAAAACTTTAGAAGAAGAAGCTGTTGCCAGCATCCCTCCACATAGTCCCGAAGGAAATATATTACCTGAAGATCCATACCAACCAATTTATTCGTCCTCTAGTATAGAACATACAAGCATTTAAACTAATATATAATATAAATACAATATGATATTTATATTATGTCCGATTTGAACAATTATATTATTGGATCCCCTAGTATAATGGTAAAAAAAGTTACATTTAAAAATATAGTCAATGTAATTTTGATACCAAATATTAAAGATTATATTGACAATAATATATTTAATGATATATGGTACAGTAATAAGGAGTATTCTTCATTTGTTCAAGAATGTATTGAAAATAAATTAAATAAAAGATCGTAACATTTTCTTAACTTGTTTATTTTGATTATACAGTTGTTTGATCCTCTCATCAGAAGTCAAATTAGAAGACACCAAGAGAGAAATAACATTTGCTTGAACTTTAAGGTCAGGGTTTTGTAACAATTTTTGAATTGAATCGTAGAAAGCATATGGATACTTTGTCAATTCAAATAAAATAGATTTATTAGTGTCAGGATTAACAACATTAACATCGAAATCGGGATTATCAATGATTTTTCTCACCATTTCAATTGATTTTTCTCGACTTTTATCATCGGCGCCACCAATAAAAGTATATTTAAAAATATATTTACTTTCGAAAGGTCTTATTCCCTCACAAGTTTTTGATATATTTGCTCTACATATAGGACATTTAACAACAACCTTATTATTGCACCATTTTTGTAAACAGTTGGTGTGGAAATTATGATTGCATTCAATAGTACTTGTTTTACCTGAGGAAATCTTCTCTAAACAAATAGGACAGTCGTCATTATCGATCTCACCCCCTCTATATACCTTTCTTTTTTTGATGGTTTTCTTTTTCAAAAGCTTTTTCTTCCTACATTTCTTGCTTTGTTTTGGAACGCGAGATTTCATTTTTGTATGGGTTTTTATTTTTCGTTGTGTTTGCACACGTCCCTTTAATTTCATATATAATATATATAAATATTTTTAATCTTACATAATTTTTTTTTGAATTAATTTTTTGTGATAACATTACGTAGATAAATGTAACCAGTGAATAATGCTAATGAAGTTATTACAATAGTATTGACATGAATTCCATAATCGTTGATTATATCATTTGTATTAGTGAAGTTTTCGAAGTTTTCTTTCGTTTCATTTTGTTCTTGTATTTCTTCTTTAGGGGGTAAATTACTCGGTATTTCATTACTTGAATAGCATCGAATATACTTTTCGTTTCCAGATAACGATATAGGTCCTTGTGTGTTTTTGTAATAAGGACTGTCCGATGTAAAAACATCTTTGTATGTAATAAGTGCTCTTATAATATTCATGTTATTATTTGTAATTGTAATGTAACTATTTGAATTACCAAATACAATTACATGTGATTTTGTATTACACTCTGATGATACACCAGCATTGTAATATATATAAGGACTCTTATCAATAAATTTAGATAAATTATAATTCATTATATTCAATACAGCAGTTGAGTCTTCGTCTATAATAGTCTTGCCACATTCTACAGCAATGTTATCTAATAAACTATTAGAGCTATCATCTATCTTAATGGGTATAGAAACCGTTAACTCATGTTTATAACCTTTATGGATTATCATAATTTCCCCAGATTGTTTTTGTCCATCATATAAATGTAGAGATGGTGAATAAATTAATACTTTTTCAACATCTAAGCTGGTATTGTTAAATTTAACAGGAGGTTTAGGTATAATATCATATGATAATTTAATGTGATCTCCTTTATTTTCTGCTGCACAGGCGCTATCATGATAATTATATTCAAATGTACAATTGTTACAATCGCCCTTGTAATTATTTACCGTTATATTAATTGGAATTTTTGGGACACAGTTCATATTATATTCAAATATTAAAATTACTCAGAATCTATATAAATATTACTTACTAAACCATCGTACTTTAGATTTGCGCTGATATATAATTCTTCATTTTTATCATGACATGTGTATAGAAATACATTGATATCACGTTTATTTAAAAATTTATAAATAATATTATCATAATATTCCCAATTGAATGATATAAATTCTATATTTTTATTAATTAAGCTCAATTCATATTCACTTACTTTATTTGATGTAATAAGACCACATTTAATTGGCAATTTACTCTTAATTAAAACTATCACTTGATCAAAATCAAAACTTGCGACATATAATTTTGATAAGTCTATAAAAGTATTATTCTGTAAATATTGTATTAGTTTATCGATAACAATTTCATTACCTTTAACGTCCAAATAAGATAAAATACGATTATTATTCCATTTAAAATAAGTGTCTAAAGTAATTATATCATACTGCTTGAGTTCCTCTAGTGAATACTGTTGTATGTTTTTACATCCAATTAACAAATCGTGGTAAACTACAATTTCTCCAGATTTACAAATATTAATATCCAATTCAATCATATCAAATCCTTTATCAAGAGCATTCATAAATGATTGAAGTGAATTATCTTTGAACTTGTCAGAGTAACCTCTATGAGCTATTAACATAATATACTAATATAATAACAATATATAATTTAATAATTTTTATATTGTTATATTTCATGAAGTGGATTTTTATTATTATTTTAGTGGTTATCGATAGTATTTATCTATCTTTATTCGGAAAACAATTTGCAAAAATGATTGAAGTCATTCAATCAGAAAAGTTTAAACTTAATTTATTAGGAGCAGTACTTTCTTATGCTACTATTGCTTTTGCCTTATATTATTTTATTATCAGAGATAATAGACCAGTATATGAAGCATTTACATTAGGTGTTGTGTTATATGGTGTATTTGATTTTACAAATTTAGCATTATTTAGTAAATATGATTTCAATATAGGATTAATGGACACATTATGGGGAGGTATATTATTAGCCAGTACTACATATATAACTTATTCAATAAACAGTCTTTAATTACGACATTCTAGAACAGATTCCTTCCTGGATGCAATTCCTTCCTGGGTTATTTCCTAAAAAATTAATCAAAATTGGGAATGAGAGTGTTCATTAATTCACTCAAAATATGGAAGAAGTATTAAAAAAGAAGATATACGAACTATGTAATGAAGAATCTGTGCAATGGAGCTTGAAAAAATGGACAAATATTGTGGAAAATGAATTAAAAGTCTCTCTACACAAAGAGATGAAGGAATATTTTAAAAATGTATTGATTGAAAGAGTATGTGATTTTATACCAAGTCAGGAATCAAGCCAGGAATCAAGCCAGGAATCATATGCTTCAAGTTTAATTCTGGTACACAATCCTCCCTGTTATAGGGAAGAGGAAGAAACTCAAATTATTTCAGAACAACTAAGTTTGGCAACATGGGGGGAAGAATTAAAAAACGTAATTGATCAAGACATAAAACGTTACAAAATTGGATGGCCTAATTTCAAAAATACCTAGTTAACTTAATTTATTTTCTACGCCGATAAAATATTACTTTGAATGCAGATAGTACAATTGATAATGATATACAAAAACTTACAATATGATTAGATTGATTCGATGTCATATCTTTATTAACGTATTTCCTAAAGATTGGTAGTAAAAAATTATCTGGATCTGCGTTAACTTCATCAACTGGTGTAGATTGTGTGATAGGACATCCATCAAATATATACCATATTAAGAAGTATATCATAGGATACCAAAATATATATTTAAGATATTTTATTGGTAATAAAGGCAATAATATAACAGAAAGAGGAATAAGAAAATGAATATAATATAAATAGTTCATATATATTATATTCATATTTAATATGACTATTAGTTTAATAATACTAATATTAAATATTGTTTTATCTGTTTTACATCCTATTAAACATATACCACAAATTCTACATACAATTACTACAAAGAAAGCAAATGATTTATCTAAACTCAATATACTATGTGAATTTATTTTAAATATTATGTCTCTTACCAGTTGTATTTTAGTATATGTTTATATGGGTAAACACAAATTTTTCGTACCAATTCTTATTGAAAAGGCATCGTCTACCGTATTTATAATAACTATATTCATATTAAAAGTTAAATACACGGATCCTCATAATGTACAATCAACTGTAGAGGAGCGTAGTCCTTTAAATTATAAATCTTTTGATGTTTAAACTATTTACATTTGGAGTTATATAATTTCATCGCTTCAGTTCCACAATCTTCACAGCCTGTATTTTTGTCAGGATGTAATTTTAACATTAATTTTTTATCATTACAATCATAATTTTGATTAATCGGCAATGTATAATCTATATTGTCATCATTGAATTTTATAGGACAAAATGCTTCATCCGTTACATCACATTCAATTGGTTTACTAAGACCGGCATCCATATCTTCATTGTAAGTGGGTCTATTCTGTTTTTTACTTTTGTTTGTTTTCGGTCGTGTATTTGGTTTAGGTTTAGGTTTAGGTGCTGGATCATCAAATTTACGGACTTCTGGGTCATCTACATCATGTAATGTATCTTGTTCTTTAAAGGATTCATTTTTGACATGGAGAATTATTTCTCCTTCAGGTTCGAAATTCAGTGTACGACTCTTAAATCGTACTTCATTGATTTTTTCTTCTGTAGGTAAAATATAATCTTTATATAACATGTTTGTCTCTGTTAGAAGTTGTTTATCCTTATTTGTCATAGCCTTATAGTTATTCAGTATAGTTTTAACATTGGTAATGTAATTTTTCAATTCTTCATTTAGAGCATTTAATTCATCTTCTTTTGTCGATATGGCTAAATACTCTTTTTTTTGTTGTAGACGGATTAATATTTCATGTGAATCATTGTATAATTCCATATATTCTTCAAAAACAGGAATGACGTCATCACTGTTTTCTACACCTAAAACAAGTTTTGTTTTATTATTGATAATTTCGTCTGTAATATCACTGATATCCTTATGTAAATAATCAATTATTGTATTTAACTGTAAGTACTGACTTGTTTTAATTTCAATACTTTTATCACATGGGTTTTCACTATTTCCACATTTAGCATATAAAACACCATCTTTTTTATAAAATAAGGTACCAACAGAATCATTACAAAAGATGCACGATTGCTTTATTAGAGATATCTTCTCTTTTTTATCACTTAATGAATAATTGTTATTGTCCATTATTTTTCTTTTCATCTTATCGCGTTCTTCTTGATATTTTTTCTTTAGTAAATAATATTTATTAATAGCCTTGTTAAAGGTCGATTCCATATATATACATTATTTATTTTTATTTTAATAAATTATGTCATTAACATGCGCAAATTCAGGAAGGCCTGTAATCTGTCCTTTCTTTTTTGATGCGTGATAGTTTCTAATCATAGACATAATGTATTTTTGTTTTTCAACATCACGTCGTTGTTTTTCTTTTGGGGTTAATTTTCCTTTATATCGATAATATAAAATTCCTCCTAAAATTATACAAAATAAAACAATTACCGTGAAATTGAATATAACACTATAATATTGTTGTTTTAAAACATTACAATTTTTTAAGGTTTCATTCAAGAAATATTTAATTCCTGGTTCTACTAAAGTCGGAGTATTAGAATTATGAATCATTATAATTATAATACTTTTATAAATTAAAATACAATTTTAACCATAGAAAAATAAAAAATTGTTAAATATGATATTACTGCGATGCCTAGGGTCATCAACCAAAATGGGATAATAGTTTTAGAATTATATCCTAATCCGAATGATTTAATGGATCCATCATCATTGTATAAAAAAGATGGTTTCATGATAAAAGCGATAATATAGAATAAAATAAGAAATAATAATATGGAAAATAGTAATACTTGATTTTTCGAAACTAACATATAATATTTATTTATAATTTAATTTCGTTTTAATAAATTAATTTATTTTTAATGAACTAGAAACTTCTTCGTTTTACCCAAATAGTAACAAACTTCTCTGTACTTTGGTTGTTGATATCTTGATAACAAACATACCTTCTATATGCATATTGTCCAATACCTATGTCCTCCAATCGCTTATCTAAATTCGAACCAATTCTAGCAGTTGTTGCAAACTTGATGATTTCATCAAGGGATTTGACTCCAAGAGAAGTTGTGCTACACATTTTAAAACCATTTTCTACTTTATAATTTGATCGCCTTCTAGCACCAAACTGTTTAGCATAAATCTCATTTTCATGTTGATTATCGAAAATTTGATAGCCTCTTTGAAATTTTTCATCATCTCTTCGTGGGTTTGGTAGGTCGACAGGGTGTAAATTTGTAATGTATTTTGGATGTAGAAAAGAAGATTTTTTATTAAAACGTGCACCGTTAGCATTTTTAGAAAATCCTTCACTTTGATAACTATTCAATCCGAATGGATCCAAATAGCTCTCTTCATATTCTTGAATTGCGCGTAAACTAGTTCGGTATGGTCCGGTTTTATGTCCTGACTCAATAACGTCTTTCCAATAGCCCGTAAGTCTACCTGGAAAACCTTGTATTTGAACATTATTATCTACTTTTTTACAATATAATTCGTGTGTACAACCAATTTTTTTCTTCCATTCGTTGGGTATAAGGTTTGCCCTCCTAAAAAAACCCTTAACACAAACAACAACATGCTGTAAATCAATTGAATTAAATATACTTTCAAGCTCATCGTCACTTAATCGATCAATAGAAGTATGATTTAAAAATCTAATACCATTCTTGATGCATGATCTATGAATATATTTTATTGTTTTAGCTGTTGCTCTTACCAAGTGTACCCTAAAATCTTGTCCATAATGGTCGATAATATCTTCTGCAACCCATTTATCCGAATTGAATTCATTATTTAACGGATAAAACTCTTGAATAATATTCTTTTGCAGAAATGCATCATGACCGATATATGAATCAGGAATTGTCATCTTATATAAGGCATGGTAATTACCCCAACGGTAAAGGTGGTAAAGCTCTCGAATCATGGTCGCAGAAATGAAGAGAAAGAATAAATTATTATCGTTCATGTAATGAATATCTAATAATCCAGCATCTAATAAACTGGTATGGAGCACCTGTTGTTCTTTTGAGCCTGCATCCACCTCGTCAATTATTATAAGGCTGTTTTTGAGTTCTCTTAAGTCTGACGATTTCAACTTCCCATGGTGATGTATTTTATCCTTAAAACACTCTGGCGATTTATCACGCATGTCTGTCTCCCATTTGACGTTCGACATCCCTGTTAGAATTCGGATATTTTCAGGCATAATAATAAATTCATCGTCAATATGAGTGCACATTTTTGTAGCCAATTCAATCATTAATCCATCCGCACCTACCTTTGTTTTCTTTTGTAGAGAGACTACGCGTTTCTTTTCCACATAAAACAACTGCATAATATTAGATGCGTCAAGTTTTTGATTGGGAAACACAAATTCTTCCGTAGAATTACTAATATTTTTAGAGAAATTATAATTATTCTTTTTTTCAGCAGCGTCGTACGAGGCTAGTACCCACTGACGTGAATTATTGTTAACGTTTGTTGTTGTCATTGTTTTTACTATATAGGGTGTGTCGCTCCTATTTTATTAGCAAGTCAATTTTGTATTAAAATAATTTCAAGACAGTCCAACCCCAAAACTAACTATCTTCACTGGCATCAAAAAATTCACTTTCTTGATCTTGTTGATTATAAAACTCCTCCCCTTCTGGACGATTATTATCTCTAAAATTCTTATCATACGTACGATGACCTTTTTGTTCTCCAATATTCCACTCACCTAGCTTACTTTGTTTCAAAATATTGGATACTTCGCGTTCATCATCTGACTTTTTCTTTAGCTTCTTAGTCATTCTATCTTTTTCACGTTCTTTTGATTTCAACATACGCTTTTTAAGTGATTCGATATCGAAATCAAACACTTTAATATAATTTTTAATTTGAATATTATATTCTTTCATTAATAATTTTAGTAACTCTTTTTCTTCGTTACTATTGGTTTTATCAAAAGCATATATGAATATATCTAGGAAAATAAAATGTAATAATTTCGTAACAATATCAGTATCAATAAAAAGGTTTTCAAAATCTAAAGATAATAAACTAATATTATTTATCAAATATTCATATTCTTTGAATTTATAAATAATGTTTTGTAAACATCCAATTACATGATCATTATTTTTAAATTTATCCATAAAATTATAGTCGGGTAATATCAAATTATATATATCATGATAATGTTGATATGATAAATTCCAGTGTTTTGGTAAAGAGTGTCTATTTAGAGGCGAATAATTATTAACTAATAATGATGGTATTATAAACAAATACTTTTTAATCATATTTTTCATCATTTGTATAGAATTATTTGATTTAAAATCAACTATTTTATTAACCATACTTTCTTTTGATTTATCATTGGTGAGTAGAATGTAATTATTTTTTTTGCTCTTGATTTCTCTATCCATATAGTCTATTAATTCTATTTTCTTGATAATAATATCCTTCATTTCCTTTACATCTTTACAGTCCTCCAAATAATCAATAAACTTTTCATGTAATTCACCATTATCACCGTTGGTAATACTAACAGATTTTGTTTTTGTAAATACACTAATTAAATATTCATGGAATGATATTGAATTATTATCTGATATTTGAAATTTACTGGATGTTTGATATATCTCATTTAATTTTTGAATCATTTTTCCGTATGTTTTTTCTTGAAATTCATCATCGTTCGAAATATATTTTTTAAAAAATAACTCGACTGATTTATTTGTATAACTGTCATTTATTGTATTTTCAACTGTTTTATAATTCTCTCTACTTATATAATTGATAGGTAAATATTTTGTTTCTTTAAGATATTTTTCGTTTTCTAGTACAATATTAATATATCGAAGGATGTCACTATCTTTTTCTCGTAGATAATCAATTATATTTGTAACTGATTGAGTTGAACAGCATGAATTTTCCAAATAATATTCATTTGTAGAATAATTTTGAAGGCTCAATTCTTGTGATTTGATATTCTCATTGATAGATTCTAATATACCATATGAAAAAACAATATTTTTTGATTTAATGCTATTCAAATCATGTAATAAATTTTCTTGACGTTTGATATTAGATTTAATATTGCTTAGGTTATTTTCTAATAAACGCATAGGTATTTTATATGGTTTTAATGGTGGTAAAAAGGTCATATTTTTAGAAATAAATATATTCATTATTCTCTCTTTTTCTTCTGCTTGGTTTTGAATATCAACAATATCATTTTGTATATTATCTAATATAAATGATTTAATAATAGTAATTAATTGTTCTTTTATTTTAGTTTCATCATTTTGTTTAATTTTTTTACTAATATTTTTTTTTCTTTTTGCTATAAGGCAGCTAAAAAATTCAATTCCTGACTCGTCATTTTCGTCTCCTAGTGGATATCCTTTGAAGGATGCTTTACAATCATTTACTCTTATATATCTCCCCGTTAATCGAGGGAAATACATTTGTATAGATACAAATAACATGGAAATAGCTAATAATACTAATGTATATTCTTCATTTTTTTTGTTTTTATATTTTTCAAATATAGAAATTGTTTTGAATATAGTATATTCTTTATGATTACCCAAATCAATATTTAATTCATTAGATATATAATTTATGATGGTGGTTACGAACTCTCTCGTGTTAAGTCTATTGAAGTCTTCTTGCGATTCTTTCTGCGATTCTGACATTAAATTACGATCCAATTCATTTGATTCAATACTATCAATAATTTCTTCCATGTCATTCATTCTTTCATCTACTGTTCTATCTACAGCAGATCGAGTATTTATCTTATGACCATTTTCATCAAATCCTTCTTCCAAATCAAAATCAATTGGTGCAATTATTTCGCCACTAAATTTATCAACAATATATTGATCGCTTTCAACACCACGTTCTTTTTTAATTTTATTTATTATTTTAATATATTCAGTGTTATCAAAAGAATATTTGCTTTGTGCAATAACCTTTGCTATATCAAAATGAAAGGTTGGTAATAGTTTAACATTAGATGTTTTACAATAAAATGAGTAACCATCTTCTGGATATAATGCTTTACGTGTATATTTATGAATAAACAATAATAATTCTTGACTGCGATGATATTTATCTTCTAATTCTAGAATATTATCCAACAATGATTGATTTGGAGAAACATCATTATTAAATTCAGTTACTTTTGAACCTAATATAACAGCATAATTTTGATATTGGTTTTTCAATACATTTTTGATGGATATCATTTTATTATTTTTTTGTCTAATATTTTCCAAACGTTCTTCGGAGAGCTGTTCATTTATAACATATCTATGTTTAAATTCTTCAATCATAGAATGAATTAATTTTTTTCTCATTTGCTTAGTCTTATCATCTGACGGTATACATTTATTATCATTAATCACTGGAACATTCACATTATCCGTATCATTAGCTTTTTTACCTGCGTCTTCGAAATTTAATTTTAATGTCTTTGCTCCATTATTTTCTTCATGACATGTAATTTCTTCACAAATAGTAGTATTTATTGAAATCGCTTCACTCATTTTATTATTGGTTGCTTCTTCATCAAACAACCATTTGTTGTTATCACGTATATAATATTCTAATTTTGAATTTTCAAAATCTTCGGAAATATCTTGTAATATAGCAAAATCACCATTATTAACAACTTTTCTTCCATTTATCATGTTTTGTGCTGTATTTAATGCTTCATTTTCTTCAACACCATTAACTTTCACTAATTTGTCTTTTAAAAATAATATAAACTGTCCTTTTTCCATATCTTCCTTTTCTTTAGAATAAACATTAACGATGTCATACACAGTATCATCATAAAACTTATCATAATATATTTCCTTGTCATTGTCATTGTTTAAACTTTGAAGATCTTTATATTTTTTCGCTACTTTATATTGCTTACATGTATTTGTTTCAGTACTTGTATTCTCATCTTCTAATAATTGGTCATAATTGATTTTAACATCGTTTATAAGGTCTCTTGTTTTAAATTTAATTTCCTCCACTAAAATATTAGAATTATCAAAATTATCAGTATATTGCAACAATTCACTATTCGACTTGAAATTGATTTCAGCCTTGTTGTAATCTATATCAAATTCTTTTAATAAATTTAATTTTTTAATAATATCTGTATTAACATATTTGAATGCGTTCATACTTTTTAAAGTTGAAAAGAAAGACTTTCTTTCCTTTTTAATAGCCGACCAAAATTCATTTATGTTTTTATATAAGGCATCCAATATAATTTTGTACTGATGAAAATGCATATTTGATGAATAAATATTATAAGATTCTGCCATTTTAAGATAATCGTATAGGGAAAGAAATTTATATTTAGTGGCAATGAATTTGACTACATCTGTACTCCTAGGTAATACTGTATCAAAATATTTTTCATAGCTATTGTTATCTTTGATAATATCATCATCTAGTAGATGTTCTGTTACCTTTGTAAACACACTATCGAAATTATTACTATTTTCAAAATTATCACCATGTGAAGTAACTAAATTTGTATTTATATTCAAATTTTCGCTAAAAATTTTATAATAATCAAAATTATTCTTACATAAATTTATTTTTTCAAGTATATTTGACTTGAATAAATTGATACGAGATATATTAGCAATAGGAAAAGGTAATGTTATTAATGATTTAATATCCAAAGTCTCGCGAAGCATGATTTTCTTTTCATTATAAACTAATTCAGATACAAAGTTTTGAATAAAGTATTTTTTTTCTGATATACTTATGCTGTTATTGGTACCGTTTACACAGTAAATTTCATATAACTCATCATTATCAATAATTGAATGACCGTCATGTAATGTCTTTAATGAATAAAGCTGTTCTCTAGAATTTAAACGTTCATATGGTTTTAATGAATCTCCAAGACTATTTATATAATCCAGATAATTTATACGTTTTTCCACGTAGTCATTGTATAAATTAGCATTCATGTTATTATCATTGCTGAAGTCAATATTTACAATATTATCATCTTCTATATCAAAATTATAAATTTTCTTCTTTAAAGATACAACAGGAATAACAGCCTTGTATTTATGGAAATTTTTGTAGAAATCATTTTCTAAAGCATTATAATTATTTCCATGTACTTTAATTTTAGTGGGATTATTGTTTTCATCAAAAATAGAATGTAAATATCTTAGTTCAACATATCGATTGATATGCTTATTCACTGTGTCGGTAATTTCTTTCGTAACTTTGTTGTGCGGAATATCCTCTAAAAACTTGTTAATCATGTCTGTTTTCTGCTCATCTAATGTATATCGTTGCTTACTTTTTGAAACATTTACATATTGAGTAACCATTTCTAATATATCATCTTGTCCTTCCATATCTAATACAAAATCTTCTTCTTGAGCGCTAATTTCAACAGGCACTTCGTCTTCATAACTCAGATCGCTCGATAACTGTTTTTCGTCTTGTTCTTTTTCTTGTTGTTCTTCTTGCTCTTGGTCTTGTTCTTCTTCCTGTTCTTGTTCTTCATTTTTTTCTTCTCTTCGTTCTTCTGATTCTTTACTTAGTTCCTTTTCTTCTTCTTGGGAATGTTCCTCCTTTTTGTTTTGATCAACATCATGTAAAGATTCTGGTTCAGTACGAATTTGAATATACTCAATATTTAAATCTCTAGGAATACCCTTGTATTCAAAATCAATAAAAATAACGTCATTTTGAGGATAAGTTTTGATTTCAATCATATCTTCAATTACATTTGTTATTTGTCCAGTAATATACCCTGGTATATCTCCTCCAAATTTGACATCTATCCATATATTAGTACGTAAATTATTTAACTCTGTATAACTGGAAGATTTATGATGTTTCAGTAAATGTATTTCTTTAATCGAGAAGTCGGTTAATTCTCCTGTTTCTCCTAGATATAAAATATCAGATTCTTCTTCATTTATAATTTCTATCATTTTGTCATCAATATAATCTACCAAATAAATTTTCTTATCATATTTACTATTGTTAGGTGAAATAATTCTAATAATATCTCCTAATGATATATTGATTTTATTTAATGATTCATCCGATGTATCCATCTTATAAATACAGTAGAAATTTTTATGTAATTCTAATTTTAATATATATTTTAAAAAAAATTGAAACAAAAAAAACTTGATGTAAAAATCATATAAACCATGAACCAACAGAACAATAATACACAGTCAAAAATGAACAAGCAAATTCCAATTAGTATTGAAGAATCACTAAAAAAAGTGAATACTATTGAAGCCAGATATGGGTTCAAAATTGTAAAAACAGATGATATACGATCTAGTATATTCAATGAAGCTGGAACTCTCGTTGGGTTTTCACCATTGTCGTCAACAAAAATTGATAATATGTTTTCCTCAAATGGAGATTTGAATAAAGAGAATCGTGTCGAAGAATACGTTGAAGGTACAATGATTAATGTATTTAACATTGATGGTGAATGGAAAATCGCGACAAAAAGTACCGTTGGTGGAAATAATAGTTTCTACATGGATGGAATGAAAAAGCAAAAATCTTTCAAGACTATGTTTTATGAATGTTGTGAGTCTAATAATCTAAATTTGGATGAAATGGATAAAACTCTTATGTATTCCTTTGTGATGCAACATACAGAGAATAGAATCATCAATCCTGTCCTATCAAATCAATTGTATTTGATTTCAACATATAAATTTTACGAAAATTCTAATTGCGTTATGATGTTGATGGATTATAAAATTCCAGAATGCGATGTGAAATATCCTAAAGTGTATGATCTAACTTCTCGTGATGAGATCAAAAAACACTTTGCAATGCCATATACGGATTATAAAGTTATGGGTGTAAACATATTTAATACTGATACTGGTGCAAGAAGTAAAATGAGAAATCCATGTTATGAGGAGCTCAAAAAACTCCGAGGAAATCAAGCAAAAATGGAATATCATTATCTAACACTTCGAAAACAAAAGAAAGTGGCAGAGTTTCTTGACTTCTTCCCAGAATATGATGAATCATTCAAATTATATGAATGTAAGATTTTAAATTTTCAGGGAAAGTTATTTGAAAAATTCAATGATTGTTATCTCAAAAGAAGTAAACCTTTATACCAGTACGAAAAACAATATAAAAATCACATGTTTGCTATTCACGATACCTATGTAAAAACGCGCGAACCAACAAGTATGACCACGGTAGATATCTATCTAAAGACGATTCCGGAAGCTGTATTGATGAGCAGCATTAATTATGATTATAGAAATCAAGAATAAAAAATAGATTATAAAAAATAAGAACAAAAAATAGATTAGAGATTAGATTCATTTTGCTTTTTAAAATTTTAAATAAATTATTGGGTTTCAAAACCTTTTTTTATGAAATACTCATGTCATCTTGTTCTGTAAAATCATCCTCTAATATCTCATCATTTACTTCTCGACAAACTGTTCTACATATATGTCTACACGGACAAGGACATATTTTTTCTCTAGTTGAAGTAGAATATGGAGGCACATGTCCTGCGTAGAAATGATATATCGTTGGTTTTCTTTGGTTATGTTCTTCACAGCAATTACAATATTCAAATGCTTTAAACATATTTATACATTCATCCATGCCTATAAGATTATACATGTCAAATGGTGGACAACGGTTGAACATGTGTAAATATGATTGTCTGATTATACTTTTGGTCATTTTTTTCAACTGTTCTCTATGATATAATTGGTATAGATAATCATCTATTATTCTCGTAACATCATAATTTAAGTGATTATTAAAGATATTATAGGCCTTCATGTCATTGATTACTTATTAAATTAATAATAATTAATCAATTTTAATTTTTAAATCACTTTTACTTTTTAAATGTCTTTAATTTGACTTTTTTCGGTTTTGTTCTACGTGTTTTTTTATTTTTCCTAGTTTTTTTTAATTTCATCTTTCGTTTTTTTTGTGATTTACCACCAAAAAAAGATAATTTTTTAGATACAGGAGACATACTTTCTTTTGTGTCGTCTTCTTCTTCTCCAAAAAAAGAAATTTTCTTCGACACATTAAATATGTTTTCTTCATCTTCATCAATAAGAGGATTTTTGATTTTATGACGTGGTTGCAATCTCAAGGGCTTTTTCTTTTTTCGTGACATTTTCTCCCGTTTTGTGTACTCTAATAAATTAGCATCTTGTTGTAAATTTTCTTTTTGTTTATCGGTTA